GGGTCAGTTTGTCCATGAACTCGGGTCCGAGGTCGGGGTTCCATTTCTCGGGCGGGACGGTCTGCCAGTCGTTCCGGATCGGGGAAATGCCGACGCTGAACCAGCGCAGCATCCCGTCGCGCGCGAGTTCGCCCGCCCGCTGCGCCTCGGGCGACTTGTCCAGCCGCCAGACCCCGTACAGGGCGTCCTTCCGGTCGTCCCACCCCTCGCTGATGCCGACGGGGAACGACCGGTCGTCATGGAACAGCAGCAGGGGCAGACCTTTCGCCGCCTCGGCGATCGACTTACTCAGCGCGCCGGGGGCGACCGATTCCATGAAATAGCCGCGGTTCGTCCAGACGTTGTACGGGACCGCCCGACCTTCGATCCGGGTCACCGGGCCGACCCGGTCGAGGGGCGTCGCGGTCGTCTCGTACAGGATCACCTCGGGGGCGGTCAGGGTCGGGGTCGTCATGGCACGGGGACCTCTGTCGTATCGACCGGGGACGTCAGCGAGACCGACGACTGTCCAGCGCGGGCCAGCCCGAGGTAGTGACGCGCCTCGTCGTGGGTCAGGATCGGTTCGCCGACCGCGTCCGTCAGGACGGGCAGGGTCGACAGGAAATCGTCGCGGGTCAGCTGCAGCCGGTCGAACCGCAGCGACTGTCCGCGGGGCAGCCATGCCCGCGACCACGTCCCCTCGAAATCGGACAGGACGGGTTCGAGCGAGGTCCGCAACAGACCGAGGTACAGGGGTCCGGGGGACCGGTAGGTCAGCGACGTCGTCGGCGCGCCCAGCCAGTAGCCGTCGAGGTTAAACGCGTTCGCGACGTCGAGCAGGGTCATTTTCCGCGCCTCGATCATCTGCGAGTCGGCGGGCGACCAGCCCAGCGGAATGACCGTCGTGCCATACGGCAGGATCGCGGGGCGGCGGACCGGACCGCCGAACTTTTCGTCCCACACGACCGCCCCGTCGTCCGCCTCTTCCTGCGATAGCGACGGGTTCGGCGTCACGATCGCGACCGACGGGACGCCCGAGTTCGACAGGGTCGAGCGTTCGTAGTCCTCTTCCATCGCCGCCCGGTCGAACGTCGAGAGGTGTTGTTCGATGACGCCGACGCCCCGGACGGGCAGCCGCCGATCGGCACTACGGCGAACGTGAATGACGTCCTCGAACGGCAGTTCGGTCGCGCCGACCATGTACCGGTGACGGGGTTCGCCGGGGTGCCAGATGATCGACACCCACGACGCGGGGACCCACGCGACCGACAGCGGCCAGCCTTCGACGCTGCGCGAGGTGACCAGTTGCAGCGCGTTTCCGTGCCACAGATAGTCCTCGACCTGTACGCCGACGAACCACGAACGCGACTCGTCGGGATCAGGCGCGTCGAGCAGCCGCGGTCGGGCCAGCGGATCGACCCCCCGGAAAGCGTCGATCGCGCACTGTTTGATGAGACCCGAGTACAGGGTCGTCGCCCGACTGACCGCGGGGACCCGCAGCGCCGACGCCGCGTCCCACACCGAGGGCAGCCACGTCGCACCGGGCCAAATGGACCCGTCGGGGTTAGGGAAGACGACCCGCGACCACGGCTGATTCGCGAGACCCTGCCCGGTACGCCAGAGGTCGACCGCCACCCGCGCAGCATATACGACCGCCCCAAGAGGGTTTTACGCTCCGGGCGACCGAAATATACGAACTGGCGAGGGGTCAGGGGGTCACAGGCGAGGGGTCAGGGGGGGTCAGTCGAGGCGGCGGTCGAGGCGGTGGGCGATCCGATGCAGCCGCCCGACGGTCGCGAGGTCGTCGCGGACCCACGGCGCGGCGACCCCCTCGACGTCGTTGTCGTCGCGGGTCAGACAGCATTCGACGCACAGGATCGGACCTGTCCACCACCACCCCGAACGACTCTTCCAGACCGGTTCGAGGCAGTCGCGACAGACCGCCTGATCGGACGGGACGGTCGGGCGGGCGAGGTCGCGGACCCGGACGCAGACGAGGGTCGACGGGGTCTCGTCGTCGGCCATCAGTCGCCCCCGTTCGTCCGCCGCGGACGGGCGGGGCGCAGCGCCTCGGCGGCGGCGTCTTCGGCGTCCTGCGTCCGGGCGAGGTCGTCGCCCAGCAGGACCGCGCCGATGAGACCGACCTGCGCGAGCGCCGCGCCGATCCGGTCGTATTGCGTCGGGGTCAGCAGGACCCCGTCGCGGTCGAGGCGGCGACGCAGCCGGTCGACCTGATCGGTCATCGCTCGCGCCGCCCGGAGCAGGGCGCGCGTGTCGTCGTCGATGGACGTTCGTCCCCCGGTCGGCATGGCTACAGACCCGCGACGTCGATGCCCGCGCGTTTCGCCTGTGCGCGGAGATTGCCCCACGAATGACCGCGCCGACCGTCGCCCATCGTCGTCGAGGCGATCAGGCGCGTACCACCCTTGTCGAGCGCGAGGTGTCCGGACCCGGTCATCGTCGCCGACCAGCCGTCCGCGACCGCCCGTTTCGTCAGTTCGCGCAGCCGATCGTTCCGGATGCCAGCGAGGACCCCGCGGGCGACGAGGGGGTTCGCGGCGGGGACGGGCGTCGGGGTTCGAGCGATCGCGAGGTTATCGGTCGGCGGGGTCTCGACCGTCTCGGCGACCTCGGGCGTCAGGCGGGCGTCGAGGGTCGGGAAGACCGGTATCGGCATCAGGTCGCGGGCCGATCGAAGGCGCATCCGCAGCCGCCAGTCGACGAGGTCGTCGGGCAGGGCGAGTAGATGGTCGAGGGCGAGGGCAGCCTGTACCAGTTCGGCGGGCATCCGTTCGACCGATTTCAGGACCCGGACCGGGGGCGGGGTCTCGACCTTCGTCGACCGGATCGCCCGCAGCGTCGTTCGCCTGATCGGGGTCGGGGCGACGTAGTCGGTGTCCTCGACCGGGGGCAGCGGGTTTGTGATCCCGCCATGTTCGGTCGCCCGTTTCGCCTTCCCGCAGACGAGACACGCGGCGGTCTTGTGACCGCGACCGACGTCGAGAAAGACGGTCTGCGACGGGTCGAACCGGTGATGCTCCGACCGTTCGCGTTTGGTCAGCGGCTTTTGACGGTAGCCGCGGTGGGGCCACGCGTTCGCGCGGTCGTCGCAGACGCGACACAGGCGGTAGACCCGTCCGTCTGATCCGGTCCGGGTGTGAACCCCTTCGACGTACGCGTGTCGTTCGGGGCGCGCGGGGGCTGTAGCTAGCATCGTCGACTCTCCGGGTGTCTGTCTGCTAGATGTCGTGACCATTCTCGTCCTCGCTGTCAAACCGTGTAGACACGTCAGCGAATGCGGAAACGTGTCGGGGTGACCTGGCCTTTCACGATCCGGGCGACGACCCATGCTGTCGCGCGGACAAGATCGGACCGGACCCGCCCGCCCGACAGGGTCAGTCCGCCCGCGTCGGTCTCGACGACTTTCGCCTCGGTCATCTGAACCCGCAGGTCGTCGCCCCCGTCGTGGGCGATCGTCCGGGTCGCGACCGCGGTCCGGATCGCCGCCAGACCCGCCCGCGTGTTCGCCCCGGTCCCGACCGATCGCGCGCCCGGAATGCCCGCGAACGCGGCGTCCCCGTCGACCGCGGGTCCGAAGATCAGGGCCGACCCCGGATGCCCGGTTACGGTCAGGGCGACCCAGCCCGCGACCTCGGCGCGGGTCTGCCCGGTCGCGCCCCACACGAACAGCCGCCCGTCGGGCAGCCGCCCCGCCGCGATCGCGCCCGTCCCCCGCCCGTAGTGGTCCTCGACCGCGATGGTCAGCGCGCCGGGGGCGGTCGCGCCGAGGTCGACCAGACTGTCCCACGCGAGGGGGTCGAGCAGCGGGACGGCGCGACCGGGGGTCACGGTCGCGACCCTCTCGGGCCAAATGTTCAGCCACTGCGACCGGAACGACTCGACCGGGTCTGGTTCGTCGGGATCATCCGATCGCCCCGCGGTCAGGGCGCGCCGATGCTGCGAGTCGACCAGCCGTTCGCGGCGGTCCGTCCAGTGCGGCGACGCCTCGCGCCATGCCGACCGGTCGTCGATCGCGGCGGACGGGCGGGCGGACCATTCGAGGATCAGGCGGTCTCGCGGTTCGTCGAGTTCGTCGATCGCGGCGAGGCGGCGGTCGGGGACGAGCATTGTCGCGAGGCGGTGGGCGGTCGACAGCAGACCCAGCTGCGGCGACGCGCGTTCGGCCATCGTCGGCTCTAGCCCGTCTTCGACGACCTCGGGTCCGACCTTCCACGCCTCGTCGACGACGCCGAGACTCGCCGAGTAGCCGTAGACCGAGTCGCGACCCCGGATCATCCAGCGCGACCCGTCGGGGGCCTCGATTTCTTCCATGCCGTTCGTGTCGCGGGCGGTGTACCCCTCGTCCTTCCGGGCGCGCGCCCACGCCCGCGCCGGTCGCTGGACCTCGCGACAGACGGGCAGGTCCTTTCCGGTATGCAGGACTAACTGCGGTTCGCCGAACAGTTCGCCCTGATGAATGCGCCACAGGTTCAGTTCGCGGAGCAGCCACGATTTCCCGACCTGACGGGCGGTCGACACGATCCACCACTGCCAGACC